CACCGATGGTGAAAATACTGAATGGGCAAACACCGACTACTACGCATATCTTAAAGGTTTCCAAACATTTAATAACCCAGCGTCAGTCAACATCAACGTGTTTGTAACACCCGGTATTGATTATGTAAATAACTTGGCTCTCGTTCAAGACGCTATTGAGATCGTTGAACAGGATAGAGCTGACTCAATTTACATTACAACTACACCTGACTATGAAATGTTTGTGGCGACCACTTCAGATCCTGAGGATTTCATTTATCCGACAGATGCTGTTGTAAACTTGGAGGATAGTGATATTGACTCTAACTACACCGCAACTTTCTACCCTTGGATTTTGGTTAGAGATAGTGTAAATAACACGAACCTTTGGATACCACCGACATCTGAAGTTGTAAGAAACTTGGCACTTACCGATAACATTGCGTTCCCTTGGTTCGCATCGGCAGGTTACTCAAGAGGTTTGGTAAACGCGGTTAAAGCGAGAAGAAAACTCACACAAGAAGATAGAGATATCCTTTATCAAGGAAGACTCAACCCAATTGCTACCTTCTCTGATGTTGGTCCGGTAATTTGGGGTAACAAAACTCTTCAGGTTCGTGAGTCGGCACTTGACAGAATTAACGTAAGAAGATTGTTGTTACAAGCTCGTAAGTTGATTTCTGCAGTCGCTGTTAGACTTCTCTTTGAACAAAACGACCAACAAGTTAGACAAGACTTCTTAGATGCGGTCAATCCAATTTTGGATGGTATCAGAAGAGACAGAGGTCTTACGGACTTTAGAGTAACAGTATCAAGTTCACCCGAAGATATTGATAGAAACCAATTAACAGGTAAGATTTACATCAAACCAACAAGATCTTTGGAATTTATTGATATTGAATTTGTAATTACACCAACAGGTGCATCGTTTGAAAATATCTAAACAACTATTTAATAAAAGGGGGAGAAAAGGTCTCCCCCTTTTTTAAAAAATGAAACTACTAAGAAAAATAATATCAGAATATGTGGAGGAAAAAATCCTCTCTGAAGGTTTTGGTGAAGATTTAACTCCTGATTCAAAGTATTACGCTTTTGATTGGGACGATAATATTGTCTATATGCCGACAAAAATATTGGTTTTATCTGATGACGATAGAGAGGTGGGTATGGGTAGTGAAGATTTTGCAAAATACCGTGAACAGATAGGGAAAGAACCATTTATTTATCACGGACTCACTATCGTAGGTTTTGCAAAAGATCCATTTAGACATTTTTCAGTTGCAGGGGATAAACAATTTGTGATTGATGCTCTCACCGCTCCTCCCGGTCCATCGTGGAATGATTTTGTAGAATGTTTAAATGGTGGATCAATATTTGCGATTATTACTGCAAGAGGTCACTCACCAAAAGCAATCCGTGAAGCTTGTAAAAACTATCTTTTGATGAATTATAATGGATTAAATGGAAATGTTTGTTACGAAAATTTAAAAAAATATCGTGAATTAACAGGTGAAGTTACAAACTCTTCAAAAACTCAAATGATAGACGAATATCTTAATTTGTGTAAATTTTATCCTGTAACATATGGAGAAGGAAGTGCTCAAAATCCTGAACAAGGTAAAATTAACGCTTTAAGAGAATTTATAGGATATGTAAAAGAAATGTCCGCAAAATTAGACAACAGGGCGTTTTTTAAGAATGATGTAAAGAATTTTTTTGTACCTCAAATAGGATTTTCTGATGACGACCTTAGAAATATAGAAAAAATAAAAGGATTTCTAGAAAAAGAATACCCAGAAGAAAGTCCGGTAAAAGTTTTTGCTACACACGGAGGACAAAAAAAGGAAATAAAATAAAAACTAGAATATTTATAATTAAAATAAAAATAACTAGTGAACTAACTAGATAAAGAAATAAAATAAACTGAATAAAAGTAAATAGAAAAATATGGCAGACTTACTAATGAAAATGCCGGTTCCTTATGAACCCAAAAGAAAAAATAGATTTATCCTTAGATTTCCTTCATCTTTGGGTATAAATGAGTGGTTTGTTGAGTCAACCTCAAGACCACAAATTACAATCAACCCCGTTGAAATTCCATTTTTGAATACCTCTACTTATGTAGCAGGAAGATTCAATTGGAACACCATCAACGTTACCTTCAGAGATCCAATTGGGCCGTCAGCGTCTCAAGCACTTATGGAGTGGGTTAGACTACACGCAGAATCTGTTACAGGTCGTATGGGTTATGCTGCGGGTTACAAGAAAGACATTGACCTTGAACTTTTAGATCCAACCGGTGTTGTGGTTGAAAAGTGGATATTACAAGGTACATTCCTTTCTGATGTTAACTTTGATTCATTGGGATATAGTGAAGATGGTCTTGCGACTATCACCGCAACACTTCGTCCTGATAGATGTATCCTTGTTTATTAAGTTTACAATTATATATTTGTAACATATATTGACTTTATTATATTTCAGTTTATTTTAACCTCGGAGCCAATCTCCGAGGTTTTTTATTATGGACACTTCAAAAGTTTACGGACAAGAAAATTTTAACTTACCACACGATGTGGTTCCACTACCTTCACAAGGTAAATTCTATGCTTCGGGAAAGAAAGCTTTAAAGGTGGGATATCTTACCGCATCCGATGAGAATGTTTTGATGAGTCAAAATCTCAAAGATGTTAACAATATGATTTTAACTCTATTGAGAAGTAAAATATATGAACCTGATATTCAACCCGAACAACTTTTAGAAGGTGATGCCGAAGCCATATTGGTGTTTTTGAGAAACACCGCATTTGGCCCACAATACAAAATTAAAACAACTGACCCCAAAACAAAACAGGTTTTTGAATCGGATATTAATTTGGATGAATTAAATTTCAAAAAATTAGAAAAGGAACCTGATCAAAATGGTCACTACACCATTAAACTTCCAAAGGCGGGAAATGAGGTAAAAGTAAAATTGTTAACTTTGGGTGACCAATTTGCTTTGAGGAAAATAAGAGATTCATATCCTAATGGTATGGTTGCTCCAATTGTAACAAAAAGATTGGAGATGAATATTGTTTCGGTTGATGGAAACGAAGATAGAAGTGATATTTCAAGATTTGTAAGTATGTTACCAATTGCTGACTCAAAGTTTTTGAGAAATGAGTTGGACAATTTGGAACCGAGACTTGACCTTAAACAAACAATTTTAGCCCCGTCAGGAGAAGAGGTACAGATCAATGTATCCTTTGGGGCTGAATTTTTTCGTCCTTTCTTCTGAGTACAAGCAGATACAACTCAAAGAGTTCTATTACTTGGTAAGAAATACGGCGATAACTTACCAAGACTTGCAAGTTATGCCCGTTTACGAAAGAAAATTTATGATAAGAGAACTTTCCGAAGAGTTTGAAAGAATTAATGAAAAGAGGAAAGGGAAATAATAAATTTCAAATCCATCTATTTATAAAATAAAAAATAGATGTCATATAGTTCACTTAGTTTTGGTAATAGTATTTCTGATATATTCAGAAAAAATAATATTATCAAAAACCTTTCTCCGTATACCATAGAAGGTAGTTTCTCTACTCAAGTTTCAGGGGAAAATGGTATTTTTCCGATCAAACTAAGGGATTCCGCAGTTCAAGATTCGGACGAGCTATTGAAAAAGTACCCCGAATATTTAGAAAAACAATATCTTTTAAACTTTTTCGGCCCTCAAGATGGATTTGGTGAACCAATATCAATTCAAGATATTCAGAATATCATCAATAATAGAGATACTTACTATACTTTTGTTGCTTCTTTTTATCCACTACAGAATATTGTATTTCAGATTAACCCCGTCGGATCTGAGGCGTCACTAAGTAATGATTCCAAGTTAGCACAAGTTTCCGCGAATTTATTAAAACAACAATTTCAATATAGAATTGGACAAGAAATAAGGGAAGAAACATTTGGAAGAGTCAATCTGTTGGATGCTTTGTCTGATCCTTATGAGGCAACGGCATTACTTACGGGAAACAGAACTTTAATTGAAAGAAATTGGCAGATCTCACAACCTGACAATTTGGTTGGAAAAGGATTGGACTTGGTTTCAAGAATCACAGGTGTTTATAGTCCATATTCTTGGATACCCGGTGATTATTTTGATGATTCATCACCTGTCACCGCCAATGAACAAACAACGGTCGGGGGTAGAATAGTAAACGACTTAAGACAAGCAATTTCATCTATAATTGGATTCGGTAGACCTGAACTTGATCCTTCATTTAACTTTTTACAAAACACGGGTGGAGGACAAAAGTCTGTTTTATTCAACAACCTTGAATTTAACAAATACCGACCTGAATATAGAAGTTCCCAAGTACAAGCCGCTCAGACCTTACTTGGACAAGGAATACAATCAATTGCCGAATTAGGTAGAGCGTTGGGTGGAACACAACCACCGGCAGGACAATACTACCTTGGAACACAACAAACACCAATACCAAACTTGGTAGCACCACCAAACGATCAACCGTTGGGTATGGATGGTGTTCCTGTCTATGGTTATACTATTTTAGGTAAAACATATGAAGGGGAAGGATTAGATGGTACATTCAGGTTTGGTTACGCCGGTAGATCATTTTATAACCAAGGTGATATTCAAGGTGGATTCTCTTGGGCGGGTGCCGATACAACACCTGTGGGGTCTTTTGTCGGCCCAAATGGATCTACATTTGGTGGAAACGCATCTTCAACCTTTGGTGGAACAGTTTCGGACGGATTCGCATTTACAAAAGATTCAATATTAGACAAAACACAACAATTGGTTTTATCCAACCCAGGTGGTGGTAAAGCTTTTGAAAGTGTTGGTAATGCAATAAACCAAGTATCTAAAATATTCAATGATGGATATAAAGAGATAACTAAGGGTTCCAAAGTTATCAAATATGTAAATGTGGACGGTATAGAACAAGGTGCGGAGTACTGTAGAATTTTTACAAAAGACCAACCATTTACCACGATGAGTAGATTACAGAAAAAAACACGAAACATTCGTGGGTTTTCTTACTCTAATTTAGATGCACCCTACAACCTCAATATAACACCAACAAAAGGAGTTGATTCAACAAATCTAACCAACGAAGGGGTTAAGAAATATATGTTTTCTATTGAAAATTTGGCATGGAAACCTTCAAAAAAGAAAGGATTTACTGTTCAAGATTTACCTCTTTGTGAGAGAGGGCCGAATGGTGGAAGAATAATGTGGTTTCCACCATATGAATTAACTTTTTCAGAAAGCCTTTCAAGTAAATGGAACCAAACTGAATTTATCGGTAGACCAGAACCAATCTACACATATGGTAATTCAACGAGGGGAGGAAGTTTATCTTTTAAAATTGTTGTTGACCATCCATCAGTTTTAAACCTTATTGTTGATAAAACACTAAAAGGTCAGAATGCGGAAGAAACCAATTCAATTTTGGAATCATTCTTTGCCGGGTGTAAGGAATATGACCTATATGAATTGGCGGCCCTCTATAATACAATACCCTTAACAGAATTACAACAAATACAAGTTATACTCAATCAAACAACAGATACAACAACGATTGAGGAAATGATATCACAAACAGCGCCTGAACCTCCTGTGGTACAAGAACAACCCGAACCGGGATCACCTGGTGGATCGGACGAAGTTGCACCACCTCAAAACCCTGTTGTTTTAGATCCTGTTAAATGTGAAGTTTCATGTTATTTTAGGAATGATTATCCTAAACCTGATGAGACCGTACAACCTTTCAATACTTATTTACAAGTATATATCGGAAAAAAACAGGCTTATGTTAATTGTGCACCTTCGGCACAAAAACAAGGAGTTGGGAACTTCTTCGATAACGCAATCAGCCAAAATCAATCAGAACTTGATGCGTTGTGTGATCAAATATTTGAGTTATGTAATCAAAATTATAATGTAACAATCAACTTGATAGGGAATACCTCAAGTATAGGAAGTACAGAATATAATAGAAAACTTTCAGAAAGAAGAATTTCTTCAGTTCAACAGTATATAGAAGGATACAAAAATTCACAGTTATCGAAATTCAAAGATTCTATACTCAAATATAAATCCCTCCCTGAAGGAGAAACTAATTCAGATTCAACAGAAACAGGATCTTTGAGTGATACTGTTTGTGCGTTACAAGCTATAGAAAACAGAAATGTCAGAGTTCAATTGGTGGCTGATCCACCCCCCGTTGAGCCAACACCTGAAACCGTAGCGGTCAGTGAAACACCACAAACTGACGAAGTGCCCAACCCAATAGATGTACAAAACGGGACAATACCTCCTCAAAGTATCCCAAGAACCGTTACAACGACAACAACAACAGAGACAAGACAAGTCAGCGCACTTCCTGGTTTAGCCAAAAAAGTTTTAAGAAACTTACTTTCAGAATGTTCGTATTTTGAAATGATGAAAGAGGATTCACCTGTTATATATGATTCATTAAAAGAAAAACTCAAATATTTCCATCCCGCCTTTCATGCTATCACACCTGAGGGATTGAACTCAAGGTTAACCTTTTTGAATCAATGTACAAGACCGGGGTCAACCATACCTGTAATCAATGATCGTGGTCAAGAAGTGATAAATGACGCAGAGAACACATCGTTTGGTGCACCACCTGTATGTGTTTTAAGGATCGGTGATTTTTATAATACCAAAATTATTATCAATTCAATAAGTTTAAATTATGAAAATTTGGATATTAATCCTGAAGGTATTGGAATTCAACCTATGATCGCGAGTGTTACTGTTAGTTTTGACTTTATAGGCGGATCGGGACTCAAAGAACCGATTAACCAACTTCAAAACGCTCTATCTTTCAACTACTATGCGAATACCGAGATGTATGATGAAAGAGCCGAGGCGACTGAAGACACAAGTGTAATTGATAACAACTTGTATAAACAAATACAAGAAAACCAACAAGTTAAGACTCAAGGTAATGTTGGTCAACCCAACACTGCGGGTACATATATTGGATCTGTTGTATCAACTGAAATAAATGACACAGGTTTTACGGGTACTTTGAGTTATGAAACCATTATAAATGACACCAAAGATAAAGTTAGAAATTATGTATTTGCTCTCACAAACAACCTTCAAGCTTTTGCGGTTGAAAGGGGGTGGGGTTTTATGACTGAAATGAATAGGTTGAACAGATTTTATGAAAATGGTACTTTTGATTTTGAGAATGTTCAGATTTACGGAAGTCCTCAAAATGTTCAAGGAAAAGTAGATACCATTTTTACAACTGCTAAAGGATATTTTGACAACGATGAGGGTTATATATTAGAATGGATTTCAGATAAACCTCTCAAACCCAAAACAATTAGAACGGTAAAGAAAAATTTGATTGACTTTATCAATAACAAGAAAAACTTTGTGAGTGGTAACTCTGTTTTAAAATTCAATGAGGTTAACACGAATCAAGTTGATATGGTCAAAAATATAAATAAGTTAAATTATATAACTCAACAAACTTCTGATGGGTTCATTGATAATAAGGGTAACCCAACCATAGTTACAGTTTCATTACCAATAATTGCAACAGACAGTCCATTCAAGGAAATTGTAACCCTATCTGAAGACTTAAATAATTTCTTATTGACCGACTTACAAGGGGTTGGAATTTTTGATCCATCACCAAATATTGAAGAAACTCCACCTCAATATTATTACGAATATCTGACTTTATATGAAGATGTTATTGAGGATGATCTCAGAGAAAAATTTATTGATATATTACTTATAAATGTTGATGAAGATCAAAAAACATATACAAGAAATTATTTAACTGTGATTTTAAATTTGATGATTGTTGACTATGGATATTTAAAAGAGAAAAACTATACCGAAACCAAATTTAAAGAGGCTTTTGATAAGATCAACGATAAATTTGAGGTCTATATCCCATTCCAAAATTCAACAGGATTTGCATTTGGTATAGTTCAAAATATCACTCCAAACTCCACACAAATTGACGAATTAAAAAATTTATACGACGGGGTAAATTCAGGATCCAATGACACCTTTAACGGAAAAGAAAACTTTGTATAATGGAATATTACAATAGATACACCAAATTTATATTGAATGGACAACAATCTGTTGTACCCTTCGTTGAATTGCCTTCAAAATCCACAGATAAAAAGTATATTTACAAGGTGGGACAATCAAGATTGGATAAAATAAGTCAACAATTTTATAACACACCTTATTTTGGTTGGTTGATTTTGCAAGCTAATCCTCAATATGGTGGAACGGAGTGGTCAATTCCTGACAACGCCGTTATTATTG